TATCCATTTATACAACCGTTTACGTATCAAGTACCGTTTACATATCAAGTTTCATTCATAGCAAGGTATCCATTCTCAGGTAGGGTTCAACAACCAAATTCAGGGCAAATTATGAAATCTGGCCCTGTTGAGTTGAGGATTCAAGCACCAGCAAGTGGTCGAGGTACAACTCCAAGTACATATCCTGCAAACGCAACTTACCCTGCTAACGCAAATACAAACGCACGTGGAAGATATCCTGCTAACGCACGTTCGCCAGGCACGTATCAGAATAACGCTAGAGGAACATACCCTGCTAACGCACGTCAGCCAGGAACATATCAAAATAATGCTCGTGGAACATATCCTGCGAATGCGAGACAGCCAGGCACATATCAGAATAATGCTAGAGGACGATATCCTGCAAACGCAAGACAGCCAGGCACTTATCAAAATAATGCACGTGGAAGATATCCTGCTAACGCACGTCAGCCAGGCACATACCAAGCAAACGCACGTGGAAGAACTCCTGCTATTGCACAACAGCCAGGCACTTATCAGGCACAGGGAAGATATCCTTATCCTGCTAATGCACAGGCACCTTATCCGTTCCAGCAGAACTATCAGAACCCGTATCCGTATCAGCAGAACTATCAGAACCCGTACCCGTATCAACAGAACTATCAGAACCCGTACCCGTTCCAGCAAAGTTATCAGAATCCTTATATCTTCCAGCAGAACTATCAGAACCCGTACCCGTTCCAGCAACCATATCAAAACCCAGTACAACGTTGGGACGGTGTGTTACAACAACAATGGCCTGCAACACCTATTTCGTAACACACTAAATATACTCACATAAGTGAGATTTTTATTATGACAGAAATTGACCATTTGATTGATTTTATTCCATACCGTTTAGACTGGACGAGAAGTAGTGTTCGTAGTCAAATCTTTTATAAAAGCGGTCACCACATAGGTAACATTCCTGTAAATGAAGACGGTTCAATCGACACAACATGTGACGCATATAAAGTCGTAAAGTATCTTGTAGATAACATCTATGTCCCTAATGTAAAATTAGTAACATGGGGTGACATTAAGAAAAGCGACTTCATGCCTTTAGAAAGTTTTGGATTAGATTACCAAGCGTCTAGTTATTTAAAATACATTTCTGATTTTTACACCTACGGTTCTAACATGAAAAGAGTGAATACAAAAACAGGAGATATCGTTGGTGGAAATGAAGGTGGAAGAGACGATATTGGTTCAGGTTTTTATCATGGAAGTAAAGGACATTGGTTACTACATGATATTCAAAAGAACGGTTTAAACCAACCAATAACTATCGTATTACAAAAAAGTGCTAGACAAGATAAAGTAGAATACAATCCACATGTACACCCTGGCTCAGTACGACAAGGTGTATTCGGTGCGACAGACGATGAAAGTATGACTTGTATTGTTTGGGACGCATATGACGCCTTCGATTGGATAGAACCTTTAACTACTGATGATTGGTTGAAATGCTTTACCACTCCACAATTTGACGGTATGAGACCGACACAATTGCACGTATCTTATAATTATACCAGCATTGAAGTGCAAACTTCGGGTGCGTGGGAAAACGGAGAGAAAGAAGTTGATAAGCAATGGAGAGAAAAGGTAAGAGATTTTTCTAAGAAGGTATCAGAAAAATTTAACGGAAAACCTTTAAACATATATCTTGGATACGATTCACGTCACGAAAATATAACAGACGTACAGATAGAATCAATTAGAGCGTCATGTCTAAAAAGCATAAGAGAAAACGATAATAGATTTGAACCTGAGATAAAACTACTTGACGTATCAAAGATTCCCGAATATACTAGGGAGTACGCAAATCAATCGACAGAATTTACTTACAGCAGATTCTTAATTCCATACTTAGAAAATTATGAAGGGTTTAGTATATTCATAGACAATGATTTCGTATGGAAGAAACCTTTTTGGGAAATGTTTTACTTCTTACACCCTGACAATGCAGTAGCGTGTGTTCAATATGAATATGAACTAGAGAAAATGTCTACGACTAAAATGGGTGGTGAAAAGAATGTTATGTATCCTAAAAAGTTATGGTCTAGTTTCATGGTGTTTAATAACGCTCATGAAGACTGTAAAAAATTAACACCCGAAGTTGTAAATACTGCGAGTGGTCAATACTTACATCAGTTTGAGTGGACTGATAAGATTGATAGAATTCCTGACAAATATGTCTTTACGGAAGGCATGTCAGACGAAAATAAACGATACCATGCGGTACATTATACAAGAGGTGGCCCATGGATAAAAGATATGGACTGTAGTGATATATCACAATTAGAGTTATATGAAATGCACAAAAATACACTCGATATATCGAGCGATAAATAAATGAGAGGTAATATATTATGAATCAATTAATCTTTACAGAAGATAATAATCTTCACATAACCAAACCAAATGGTTTGAGATATGAATACAAAAATGTTGAAAAACCAAATTTAGGTTTTGAGTTTGACGTTATCATATACGATATGCAAGAAGGCGAATTTAAAATTGTTAATTATAACGATGACCTTCCTTTCAATGAACAAGATAAATCCCCACTTGAAGATAGTGAGAGAGACGCTATTGAAGAGTTTATCAACCAATCAGAACCACCAAATGGTATGTCTTTAAATAATCAATTTGTACAAGATATAGAAGAGGCAACCTACGATAGGATAAACGAATGTGCGGATAGATATCGATTTAGAAATTTAAATGAATGTGTGTATGCTGGACGTGAAGGTTCTAATCACCCATTCAGGTCAGAAGCACGAAGAGTTTTAGAATTTGCAGATGCAATTTGGTCAATATGTTTTCAAACTCAAGAAGAGATAATGGCAAAAAGAGAAGACCATTTAAAACCTTTTGACGAATACTTAGTAGTTTTGCCTGACCCAGTGAGTCCGACAAACATTAGTTAAAGTGAACGTTGTTTTCCATGACAAACCTTTCAAACTAACGAAAGAAAATTATCCGTTAGGAGATACTTTTCATGTTATTGATAATTATCTTTCAGACGAATTACACCACCATTGGGACAGAACATTAGTTCAAAGTAATCTTTGGTCTAAAACAAATCAAGTTGCGTCCAATAGTAAAACAGGATTACCTCACCATTCGTTTTGGGGTGGCACATTTTTTAGGGATAGCACACAATTAGAATATGGTGTAGAATGGTGTCAGGGAAATCAAATAAACAAATCAGATACTTACTTTGCTTCTTATTTTAATACTAGAGTAATGAATGACTTTGGTTTTCGTTGGGTTACTTTTGATTACATGGGTTTGAATTCACAGACTCAAGGACTAGACGGTACATGTCATAATGATTGTGCGCCTGATTGCGAATGGAACTTATCTTTTTTGTATTACTTAAATACATTTTGGAATCCAAAATGGGGTGGTGATTTAAGAGTATACAATAAAAATGTTTATAGCGGTGTCGCAGAAGACATGGACAAACATGAAATAGGAAGAATAGAATTTAAACCAAATAGACTATTACTATTTGACGGAAGAATACCTCACGGTGCAGAAGCACCAAAACCTTCTGCAAGATATGTAGATAGACGTTCATGTGTATTGCGTGGGTCAGAAATAAGATTATTACCGAAAGAAGAAGAAAGAAGAGAAGTTGCACCAAGAAAACTAAGATATCAAAGATATGCCAACAATAGAATTTAAAACATATAATAATACCGCATTTGAATTAATGCGTCCTGTACCTGCAAATAAAATGCAACCTGATTGGTGGAAAAAATCAAAGGTACATATGGTTGATAAAGGACAAGTTACAATATCATTAAGAGCTTGTCCTGCAATGCACGATTGGTTATCAACAGGTTATTATATCGCAACAAATAGAGATATACATTGTTTGTATGACAATGGTGAATGGAATTCATATGTTCCGCCTGACGGTGAAAATTTTGAAGGTTCTTATGCTTCACCCACGCATTCAAAACACCAATTAATGAGTGATAATTTTTCATTTCTAAGAGGAGACGGTTCAGAAGAAAGACCTCATGACGCATTTAAATTTAGAGTACCATGGTCTGTGGTAACACCGCCTGGCTATTCTACTTTATATCTCGACCCGTTTTTACATCAAAACAAATATTTTAGAACATGGCAAGGAACAATGGATACCGATATGTTTAATACCTTAACAGATAATACACAGGTCATTGTGTATCCATTATGCGAGCATTCATTTGTTATTCCTAAAGGCACTCCTATAATACAGGTAGTTCCTTATAGAAGGGAACAATGGACTGCCTCTTATATTAACATGGACGGGAGTGCATATATAAATGAAATGAATGATATCACCAGTGATTATGATAGACAGTCGATTGAATCATTATGTCGTATTGAAGGTGACGAAGAATCACCTGATGGTCAAGTCCCTGGCGGTTTCTATAGAAAGTATATGTGGACGACTAAAGCAAAAAACTTTAAAGACGCACCACCTAGTGAATGCCCTTTTGACCCAAAAACAGGAAAAATGAAAGAATGAAATACGAAGGTTATACTGAGTTTGAAACTCCTAAACAAAAATATGAACATGATATCGAAATAGATAATTTTGAAAACGCTGGCGATATGTCTGCTTTTTATGTTTGGAATTCTTTGAACTGGACTAATGAAGAAGTATATTGTGGTTGGAAAACTGTGCCAGGCAAACGAGGTTATGATACATTGTCAACCATATGGGAAACACGGTGGTGGCATTCAATCCAACCTAAACCTCAGAAGTATGTGGGTGGCCCATACAGAGCTGCTATTGCAGATTATACTTTAGGTTTGTACTCAATGTTTTACGTACAAAAGTTTGTTCCAATTACAAATTTTAAAATTACATATGATAAACCAGTAAAGATAGGCGAAACTATTGAAACCTTAATTACAGATACTAGAATTCATGACGGTATAATGAAACAAGAGTGTATTCAAAGAGTTTATGGTACTGATACTATTGTTGGTGGTGCGTGGTCAACTCACATAGTAGGTAAGAGAGATGACTTCAAAGAAAAACAACAAGACTTAACTGAATTAAACGGTGACGGTAATCGTGACCGAGGGAGATACGGAGAAGATGGCCGTTAGATTATTATTTCCAACTTACTTATTCCAAAGGAATATGTTAGACCCAAATCTTGACGAAAGTCAAGGATATGATTTGGAGTATAACAATATGTTGGTAGAAGAAATTAAAGCAATGCGTAAACGTGACCCAAAGGGTAGATTTGTATCTAATTCACCCAATCCTGAACAGAGACATATTTCAGGTTGGCAATCTAATGACGGTTGTGAAAGTAGTCCTATTTTTCAGAAGTGTATGAATCGTATCAGTAGATTCTTTCAAGACGAGGTTTTACCTTTTCATGGTATTCATAATTCTCAAGGTATTAAAATGAAACCAACTAATTCGTGGGCAAACGTAAATGAAAAAGGTTCTTGGAATAGACCTCACATGCACAACGGTTGTTGGTATTCAGGAGTTTTATATCTACAAGCAGACGGTGACGAAGGTAACTTTGAAGCAATAGACAAAGACGCTAAAGTGGTCTCTATGTTTCCGCACCACCAAAGAGTCAGAACTAATTGGGGTGTTGCACCTAAGACAGGAGATATACATGTATTTCCTAGTGGTTTAATGCATATGGTTGAACCTAATTTTACCGATAAAGAAAGATTCAGTATATCATTCAATATGGAAATGTTTGACATATTGGGTGGTGCTGAAGGTCGTGGTTCATTTAATCAAGATTTTTGTGATGACGATTATGACGATAACGAATTCGTATTTAATTTAGACGAAAGAGGGAATCCGATACGTTAATTTCATAAATAAACGTATGGAAGAAAACCTTATATCCTTTGACGCTCACTTACTATGGAACATAGTTCTAACCTTTGTTCTAGCACCGTTAGGATTCCTAATCCGTAATTTACTATCAGAACAAAAAAGACTAGATATTCTTGTCAATAAGACACGTGAAGAAGTTGCTAAAGACTACGTAACACGTGAACAACTATCAAAAGAACTAGAAAGATTAATGGATACTTTGGATAGAATTGACAGTAAAATAGACAGACTTCAACAAAAGACTTACTTCCAAGAATAATTGTTATAAATAGTAGTATTAAGGGAAATTACTACTATGGCAGAACCGAATTCAAAAGCAACTTTCAAACAGTATATCAAGAGAGCTCTTGGTGCACCAGTTATTGAAATCAACATTGACGAAGACCAACTGGACGACAGAGTAGATGAAGCGCTTCAATACTTTCGTGAATATCACTATGACGGTAGTATCAAGACATATCTAAAACACCAGTTGAGTGCTAATGATATCACTGGATTAAAATCAGACGAATCATTTACAGAAAATGCGGCTGGTACTCACGCAAAAACAGACCAAGTATACAAACAACAACAAAACTATATTGTCTTACCTGAGTTTGTTCTAGGTGTTATAAACATATTCCCGTTTGCAGATAAGCATAACCTCAATATGTTTGATATCAGATATCAATTAAGACTTAACGACATATACGATTTAACAAACACTAGTATTCTGTACTACGAAATGGTTCAACAGCATATCAGTATGTTAGACCAAATGTTAGTTGGACAAACTCCTATCAGATATAACACTCACATGAATAGACTATATCTTGACATGGACGCTGACCAAGTAAACGCTGGTGAATACATTATCATTGAATGTTACAGAAAGATAGACCCAAATGATTTCACAGACATATACAATGATATGTGGTTGAAAAGATATGCGACTGCTTTAGTTAAGTATCAATGGGGACAGAACTTATCTAAGTTTGGTGGTATCGCACTGCCAGGCGGAGTGGTGCTTGAACCTGATAACATAAAGTCAGAAGCACTAGAAGAAAAAACAAGGTTAGAGGAAGAATCAAGACTGAACTACGAAATGCCTGTGTTAGATATGATGGGGTAATAAATGCCAACTAACGTATTCTTTAACCATGCAGTTTCAAGTGAACAACATCTATACGAAGATTTAGTTGTTGAATCACTTAGAATGTATGGACAAGAAACATTCTACTTACCAAGACAAATAGTCGAAACAGATACTATTCTTGACGAAGATGTGCAGTCAAAATTTGGTGACGCATATTCAGTAGAAATGTATATTGAAAACGCCGAAGGATTTGAGGGCGAAGGTGACCTCATGTCTAAATTTGGTGTAGAGATACGTGACCAAGCAACATTCGTTTTATCAGTAAGAAGTTGGGAGAGGTTTGTTTCAACAGACCAAAACTTAGCGACTTCACTTAGACCTAATGAAGGAGATTTAATTTATCTTCCTTTGTCAGGTTCATTATTTGAAATCAAATTTGTAGAACACGAACAACCATTCTATCAAGTAGGTAAACTATTTGTATTTAAATTACAGGCAGAACTATTTGAATACGCAGGTGAAGACTTTGATACTGGTACAGACGCAGACTTTGTTGAGGAAGAACAAGCATATAGAGTAGACTTGAGAATGAACGCTGGTAGTGCGTATACTATCGGTGAAAATGTAACGTTAGGTGGAACTGTTGTAGGTGAGGTTGTTGCATACAGTGAAGACGTATCACCTAACTCATTAGAAGTAATACATGTAACTACCACGTTTAAAGTCGGTGATACTATTGTTGGTGCAACTTCGGGTACTTCAAGAACTATTTCAAGTATAACAGATGTACTCACAATGTCTCAAGACGGAAATGCTCAGAACTTAGACTTTGAAGGTAAGGCAGATAACTATCTAGACTTCTCAGAAACAAACCCATTTGGTGAGGTTACATAATGTTTGGAACACGTTTTTACAACGAAACAATCAAAAGGTCTGTTTCAATATTTGGAACTTTATTCAATAACATTGACGTTGCTGATATACTAACAGACGGAACTGTTCAAAGTATAAGAAAAGTTCCTATAAGTTATGGCCCAAAAGCAAAGTTTCTCGCAAGACTTCAAAACGAAACAAGTCTGAATGACGCAAACAGAACTGCTATTACATTACCTAGAATGGCATTTGAACTTACAGGTTTTGAATACGACCAATCTAGACAACAAAATAAACTATTCAGAAATACTAAGACTACTCAAGAGACAGATAAAGTCAATCGTAAGTTTCAATACGCACCAGCACCATATAACTTAAACTTTACATTGTCTGTAATGGCAAACAAAATGAATGATGCATTACAGATAGTTGAACAGATATTACCATATTTCCAACCTGATTATACGGTTACCATGAAGATGATAGACGATATGTCTGATAATAGAGACGTTCCCGTTATTTTACAGTCAGTATCATTTGAGGATACTTATCAAGGTGGTTTTGATGAAAGACGTGTAATTACATATGATTTAGAATTTCAAATGCAGTTATACTTCTTTGGCCCAGTTTATCAAGGTAAGATTATTAAAAATGTTATTGAAAGAGATTATATCGGTGACGGTAACGCAGGATTTACAACTTCTGAAATCACTAGTGCAGGACTAGTAAAAGAAGTCAAACATTACGAACCTGCATTTGAAAATAGAACAAATACGGCAGTATCAAATTCTTCAACAGTTGCATTTACAACAGCACTAGACGCTGATATAAGTGTGGGGGACGAAGTATTTGGAACTGGAAACACAACTAACCCAACCATAAGTAGTATTGCGAATGATAAACTAAGTATGGTTCTGAGTGCAAATGTTACTATTGACGCAAATACAAGATTGAAATTTGTTGGTTCGGTAGATACTAATGACACGTTTGTAGTAGCGGAAACAGTTTCATTCTATGACGATGGAACAAACCAAACCTATACAGACAACTTAACAGATGATGCATAATTATGACAAAAAAAGTAGACGAAAAGTTAAACGACTTGCTCGATATTAACACCTCTTTAAAGAAAGAAACCAAAGCGGTTCCTATGATTCGACCTGATAAACAGCAGAACATAGAGACTGACTACAAGTATGCGAGAGAACACCTCTACGACCTCATAGAACGAGGCCAAGACGCAATTGACGGTATCCTAGACCTATCCAAAGAGACAGAACACCCACGTGCCTACGAAGTCGCAGGACAGTTAATTAAGACTGTAGGAGAGACCGCAGAAAAACTTATAGACCTTCAAAGTAAAATGAAGAAATTAGAACAAGACGATGTCAAAATTAGAGACCAACATAATCATTTATACGTGGGGTCAACCAGTGAACTACAAAAGTTCCTAAAGAAAAACAATGGTACAAGCGAAGAATGAAGGTTATCTAGGCAACACGCAGATTAAACGTGTTGGTGTAGAAACCAAATATACAGAAGAAGAGTTAGCGGAATACATGAAGTGTTCTAAAGACCCATGCCATTTTATTGAACAATACACACAAATTATTTCACTAGACGAGGGTATGGTTCCATTCAAACTTCGTGGATATCAGGATAAACTAATTCAACATTATGATAGTAATAGATTCAGTGTCGTACTTGCGAGTAGACAGAGTGGTAAATCAATCACTTCGTGTGCATATCTATTGTGGTTCTTATTATTTCACCCCGAAGTAACTGTCGCTGTACTTGCAAACAAAGGTGCGATTGCGAGAGAAATGATAGCACGTATCGTAACTATGTTAGAGTCTGTTCCATTTTTCTTACAGCCAGGCGTAAAAATTCTAAACAAAGGTAATATTGAGTTTGGTAATGATAGTAAAGTTGTAGCGGCTGCCACTTCTAGTAGTAGTATCCGTGGACTCTCAATCAATATGTTGTATCTTGATGAGTTTGCATTCGTAGACGATGCAGAAACATTCTATACTGCAACATATCCCGTTATTACATCAGGTAAAGATTCAAAGGTTATTATTACTTCCACCGCAAACGGTGTAGGTAATATGTTTCATAAAATATACGAAAGTGCAGTACATGGACAATCAGAATACAAAGACTTCACAATCAACTGGTATGATGTGCCAGGCAGAGACGAAGCATGGAAAGAACAAACAATTGCAAACACCTCAGAAGCACAGTTTGAACAAGAGTATGGAAACTCGTTTTTGGGAACTGGTAACACTCTCATTAACTCGAATACATTACTTGGGTTGAAAGCATATGACCCTGAATGGTCAAAAGAAGAATTCTACATGTATCAAAAACCTATAGAAGACCACCAATATGTTATGTGTTGTGACGTTGCAAAAGGAAGAGGTATCGACTTCTCAACGTTCAGTATCTTTGACGTATCTTCTAAACCATTCAAACAAGTTGCAACATTTAGAAACTCTTTGATATCGCCACTATTGTTTCCTGATTTGATTGCGAAGTATGGTAAAGCATATAATGACGCAACTGTGATTATAGAGAACAATAATGAGGGTAGTATTGTTGCGTCACAACTGCATTACGATTTAGAATATCCTAACGTTTTTGTACAAGGACAACTGAAAGCAGAAGATATTGGTGTAACAATGTCAAGAAAAATCAAAAGAATCGGTTGTTCTACCTTAAAAGAACTATTAGAAGAAGATAGATTACAATTAGTGGACAGATGGACTATCACTGAGCTCATGACTTTTGTAAATAAGGGTAGAAGCTTTGAAGCTGATAGAGGTTATCATGACGATATGGTAATGACATGTGTACTATTTTCATGGTTTGTAACTACAGATTACTTCTATCATTTAACAAATTATCAAGTCAAAGAGTTGTTATATTCAGAACAACAGAAACTTATCGAAGAAGATATGTTGCCTGCAGGTATTTTTGGGGACAGAACAGTTGAAGAAGAGTCATTTGTAGATAATAATGGAGACAGATGGTTTAACGACCCCTTAGAGAATATAAAGTTATAAATAAAACAGTAAACAACTTTTGACATTAACAGGAGAAAAAGTATGGCATTTCAAGTATCACCAGGCGTACAGGTTAAAGAGATTGACCTTACAAATGTTGTGCCTGCAGTATCCAGTACAACTGGTGCTTTCGCAGGAACATTCCAATGGGGCCCTGTTGATGAAGTAGTAACAATTTCAGACCAAAAGGGATTAGTAGAGAATTTTCATGAACCTGCTAACACCAACGGAGCTGCAGAGGACTACTATTCAGCTGAAGGATTTTTAAGATATGGTTCTTCTTTAAGAGTAGTGAGAATTAACTCTACAGGATTGTTTAGTGCGAATTCAGCTGGACACGCAACAACACTATTGAAAAATAGTGACGAATATGTCCAATCTTACCGAAGTGGTGCCTTATCAGGTACAGCAGGAAGGTGGGTAGCCCGTCACGCAGGAGTTTTAGGTAACTCATTAAAGGTATCTGTATGTTCAACTGCAACCGCTTTCGAGGAAGACAATGCAGGAACAACTACAGGGAATAACGCAGTTGGAGCTCTATCAATAACAGGTGTTGCAAACGCAACTACATTGTTTAGGGTAAGAGACATTATCACATTTGATAATCACGTAGGACAAGAATATAGAATTACCGCAAGTTCAGGTACAACTCTTACAATTGAAGCAATAAACCAACCAGCAAACACAGGATTAACTACAGCAGTTGACGGTTCAGGTACACCAGTCAATATAAACAGGAAATGGGAGTTCCATTCTTTCTTTGATAAAGCCCCAGGCACTTCCGCATCTGCAGCTGCTGTCGGTGCAACCTTAGACGAATGTCACGTAGTAGTAAGTGACGAAGACGGTGTATGGACTGGAACTCAAAACGAAGTTCTAGAAGTATTCCCATTCGTATCACTTGCAAGTGACGCTAAAGACGCTCAAGGTGCATCAAATTACTACAGAGACGTAATCGAAAGAAGTTCCGAGTACGTATACTGGGCAGGTCACTCTACAGGAGATGACGGTTCACCAGTATCAGGAACACATGACAGTGCTAATGAACACAGAACATTAGCAGAATCTTTATCAGACGCTTTTGGTGTAATGGAACTACCAATAAATGATTCACTAAGTGGTGGAAGTAACGGTAGAATGCCAACAGCCGCTGAGAAGTTTGGTGCATGGTCAACACACTTCGGTGACGCAGAAACTGTAGATATTTCATTCTTAATCGTAGGTTCTTCAAGAACTGATAACGGTTCAGGAACAGAACAAGATATCTTAGCAGATTGGACAACTTTAACAAACCAAGCGATTCTACTTTGTGAGAACAGAAAAGATTGTATGGCAATCGTATCACCAAGAAAGAATGACGTAGTTGGAGTTACCTCAGAATCAACACAATCCGCAAATGTTATCGCTTCCGCTAATACTGCAACAAGTTCTTCTTATTCAGTAATGGATAGTGGTTGGTTATACATTTACGAAAGATATAACGACAAATACTGTTGGATTCCAGGCAATGGACATACCGCAGGTCTAATGGCAAGAAGTGACCTATTACGAGACCCATGGTTCTCACCTGCAGGTTTCTCAAGAGGTCAATACTTAGGTGTAACTAAACTTGCATTTAATCCTTCACAATCGTCTAGAGACGACTTATACAGTGCAAGGGTTAACCCAATTGTTACATTCCCAGGCCAAGGAACA